TTTTGTCTGCCAGGTCGAGGAGTTTCTTTCACATTTCTAAAAGCATTTGTTCAACTTTGTTTTGATATAGTTCAGAGTGGTGGATCAATTCAAATATCTCAGGACTATTCATCAATGGTAAACTTCGCAAGATGTAAGTGTCTTGGTGCAAATGTTCTCAGAGGACCAAAGCAATTACCTTGGGATGGCAAGTTAAAGTATGATTATCAGTTATGGATTGATAGCGATATTGTATTCAATAGTGAGAAGTTCTGGCAATTAATCTTAATGGATCAGGATATTGCTGCAGGATGGTATTGTACTGAAGATGGAAGAACAACCTCTGTTGCTCATTGGTTAGAAGAGGATGATTTTCGTAGCAATGGTGGTGTGATGAATCACGAGACACTCGAAAGCATATCCAAGCGTACAAAACCTTTCACAGTAGATTATACTGGTTTCGGTTGGTTACTCATAAAGCATGGTGTATTTGAACATGAAGGTTTACCATATCCTTGGTTTGCTCCAAAGATGCAGGTATTTGAATCAGGTGAAGTACAGGATATGTGCGGCGAGGATGTCTCGTTCTGTTTAGATGCAAAGGAGGCAGGTTTTGAGATCTGGTGTGATCCAAGAGTTCGTGTCGGACATGAGAAAATGAGAGTGATTTAATGTCTGACCGTTATAGTATCTACATTCACGATAAACTTAAGTTCTCAGACCTTACTCAGCATGAATACTTTGATATTATGGAAGATCTAGCAATTGAATTCTATCAGACAGGTAAACCAAGTCCTTCTGATATTCGCACTGAAGTACAAAAAGGAGATTAATTATGGCAGTACGCACAAAAGTTGGTGTTCTCGGAAGAGAGGAAACCGTTACAAGACCGAAGAAAACTCGACAAGGGACAGGAAAACATACAAAGTATTCCGCAACGTCGCGTAACTCGGCTCGCAAGAAGTACAGAGGTCAGGGTCGTTGAAC